CACATTGCCATCTGTTCTCCAAAGGTTATTACGCCATCCTTGTGAAACGTTGCAATCAAATGCAAGCGTCAAAGGATCAGATTTATTCCAAACAGTCTGCCAATTACTACCATCATAGTATTGAACCTTAGTCGGGTTGGTCCAAGCACTACCGTTGTAATACTTGAAAGCTGTACCGTCAGCTACAGTGGTCCACGCAGAACCGTTATAGTACTTTAACGCTACCATTAGGTATCAATCCAAATGTCGCCTTTGACTCCATCTGAATGGCCATCAGTGTAAGGCGCATCAGCTTTAATATAAATAGTAGCTCCAGCATCAGCGCCACTCTCCACACTATATTGCAAAAACTGATGCACAATAGCGCCAGAAGTCATAAGAGAAGCATCGTTATCAACAAACGTTTCACCACTTGTCAAAACATCAGTCAAACCCTGACCATCAAACGTAAACGTGTCACCATCCTGAATGGTTAAACCACCATTAGCTGTAAGTAAACCAGTTACATTGATAGCGCCTTCAGCAGCTATAGTCGTAGCCCTTAACCGCATATTGTGTAATTCATGCCCACCTGTTCTTGGCCCTAGAACCATTTCACCATTGTCAGGAGCCTCAAACCATATTCGTGAATTAGCTGCTCCTCCACCTGTAGTAGTGTTATCAGCGTAAATTTTGTAGCCTTCAGCAAAAGTAACCTGAAGATTGCTTGAACCAGCAGTACCAGAAATATCTATAGCACCGTTAAGGTCAACGTCACCATCTATAGTCAAATTACCATCAATATCTACAACATCTAAATTCGCTGTGCCATCAACATCTAAATCAGTACCTACATACAGTTTCTTAGCGATACTAGCACCACCCTCAACTCGCAACGCTCCGGTGTCGCCAGTAGCGTCAGACGAATCAGTAGTGTCCGTAATATCAAGAACATTTCCAACAGTTACAGCGCCGGTAAAGGTCGTGCCATCTTTAGTAGCAAAGTTAGTAATGTCCTCTTCAATAAGAGCAGCTACCACTTTACGACCAGAGTCCCACACTTGAGCACTGGTACCATTTTGAGCACGAGTAATGGCTATTGTGTAAGGGCCAGAACCAGTTATTGCAGTTCCTTTAACTATCTCAGGAGCGTGCTCAGCTCCTTCAGGATCAATCACAAAATAAATGTGTTTACTGCTGAAGTCAGAACTAACAGGGACAGTTGCATTAGTCGCAAAAGTAACAGACATGTTTGGTGTGTCATCTGCTGCAATGCCACTTGCTAATGTGCCCTCTACGAAATTTTTATATACTCTAGTCGTCATATTATTACCTTATAGAATGTGGGGGATCTTACGGAACGTGCGATACTTTGGAACATACTGAAGACGCTTGGCATCATCAACACGGCGATACACCTCGCCCCAAAGCTCCCTAGCCCAACGCAAGTTCACGCCTTGACGCATGGCAGCTTCCTGATTCCATTCCTCAATCTTGTCAAGGTCACCACGAGTAACCTCACGACGAGAAACAGCATAAGCAGCTGCCCAAAGGGCAGGAATATCCTCAGCCCCAGTTGGTATAGAGATCGTAGATGTCTCAACAGGAGTAGTATCAGACCAAGCATAAGGAGCTTGGTAAGTAACTATCATAGAGTCATCATCGTCCACAGTAGAGGGAAGACGCAAGGCCTTCCCAGTTGAAATAAGACCAGTCGGAAGGTCCTCTTCAAACTGCCAACCACCGACATCAACAATGCGCCCAGTAGATGTAACCATGTGCCGGACGGATAAAATTCTTACAGTGGTGGCTGGCATTTCAATGTATTGCTTCTTGCTGGTTCTGGTGTATGAACCAGATGAGATCGCAGGGAGATGCGTATTCATCAAGGATTTAAAACATCGCTGTATGTATACTGAGATGTCCCTCCTAGAAAATGAGGGGTTGATCAAGAGAGTATCTCCCGTGCTGCTCGCCTCTACGTTAGTGTTCGCATAAGCACGAGCGACCGTGAAAACAGGAGTAGCATCGCTACTCTTAGCAGTGACTAGCATAAGTTCCTGCCCATTTTCCAGAATATCTGTGGCCGAAACAGACGAAGCACCAGAACCTAGGGTACAGGTAGTGTCAGTAGCGCTAGCTGTTAAAGCAGTAGAGCCAGTAGTTACCTGAAAAGGACGCTCACTATTCCTATACAGAATAGAAAGAGTATCTTCAATTAATTCTTTTAGTGTCTTACTCGTTGTAGTAGCCATCTCAGTAACTACCCCTAATATGTCTCATCTTGAGTACCCTCTCCGGCCTTTCATCCTAGTAGTTGCCTTGCCAAGCCTGTACCTTTCGTTGACCTTGTGGGAAAATGCTGAATCATCCACACCATAAGGCCCTATGTTGTTAATAATGATCGTCATATCCTCTGTAAAGAGGAAATCCCTATCGCTAACAGTCGTGACATCCACGCCAGTACCAGTATCAGAAGCTACCAAAATAGCTATGATACTGCCTGCGTCACTGCCAGAACCACTATCAGTATCCACTATCGCAAGGGATAATATCTGTGCATCGGCCCCAGATCCTGTATCAGAGCTGCTTAAAAGAGCTGCGATACTGCCAGCATCAGCACCTGATCCTATATCTGAGGACGATAAATCAATGAAAGGCCCACCTTCTGCCCCTGAACCGGTGTCAGATCCGCTCAGAAGAGCGATAATAGACCCTGCGTCAGCACCCGAACCTGTATCAGAACTCGTTAGAAGGGCTATAAGGGCGCTTAGATCGGCTCCTGAGCCTGTATCAGAGGAAGTTAGGACAGCTGCTACGCTACCTGCATCGGCACCAGACCCTGTATCAGTAGATGATAAGACCACAACAAGTGTGCTCGCATCAGCTCCCGACCCTGTATCAGACGATGACAGTACAGCTGCCAGTGTGGCAGCATCAGCACCAGACCCAGTATCAGAACTAGTCTTAGCAACTATGACTGGTCTGTAAAGAAGTGACGACCTATAGTCTGTCGCTGACCTATAGGCGACAGTCATACTAGTCCTCCAATTCTAAAGCTTCTACTTTATCTGCCAGTTTCTGCACAGCTTGCAGCAACATAGGGACCAACACTGAATACCTAACATGCTTGTAACCGTCTTCATCTGTCTTTACTAAACCTGACATGACTTGCTCTGTTGGTTGTGCAACAAGACCAAGCAATTTTTTTCTACTATCTGCATCAGTGTCAACAAGCGAAACCGTTTTAGTGCTGAGATCTATCTCGCCGTTTTCGTCTTCATCATAATCAACTTTTACTGCTTTACAAAAGTTAAAGTTTTTAACTTCTAATTTGCGTAAATCTTCGTAGTAATCTCTTGCATCTACAATGTTTTCTTTAAGTCTTTCGTCAGAAAGAGATCCATAACTGTTATTTGTGTTATCAACATCTCCGTCTGCTTCAATCTGGAAATGCTTCGTACCTGTTGCTGAATAATCTGAATTTACATAGACTACATCTCTAGTACTAACGTTAGTTGCTCGGTAAAACGCAGCCGTTACATTATCGCCTCCTGCGACACTGAACTTTCCATCAGTGCCCGGAAAATCAGCGCCACCTGTTGAATTAACATACACATAGCCAGCAGATCCAGTAACATAAAATCTATTTGTTTCGTCTGTGGCGAGAGCTAACCCTCTTGCACTAGAGTTGTGCCCCACCCACATCAGACTACCATCAAGCGACATACCGCCACCATAACCATTCCCATCAATCGTGAAATGACCATCCCATGCGCTATCGGGAGTAATATCATCATTTGAACCAATAGCCATCGCTGCCCTAGGAAAAGAAGAAGATATTCCTGTTCCTTGTTGTACTCTTCCTGAAATGTTCAGTTGATCTTCTGACTCATCCCACTCCATGTACTTCCCAGAAGTAGCCCCAAAAAACTTTACATCATGCCCTGTGTCATCAACACCAACAGTCACCGCACCTTTAAAGGTCGGTGACGTATCCCACGCAGACGTGCCAGACCCAGTACCCATAAGCACAGCATCGGCAACGGCATTAGAATCACCAGTACCTAGCTTAGTCTCCAAAGCAATGATCGCACCAGAATGGTTGGTATGAACAACATCATGTTCCTTACCAGAATCATCCATCTCATCAGTAGATGAAATAGTAGGTTGTTGTGTGGAAGTGTCTAAGCTACTCGGAAAGTTCGTTGCCATCTTGTTGCTCCAACTCAGTTAGTCTCTCAGTTAGAACTTCAATCTGGGCTTTCAAAGCAGCATTCTCCCATTCAAGCTTGCCCTGAGGGCTGAGCTTGTTAAAGATATCTTGAATTTCTATCTGAGATTTTTGCATACTAGGAAATTGTAATCGTTACTGTCAAGGTCCAAGTGGATCCTGAACCTTTAGTTCCAAGAGAAGCCACTTTCCTATTAAGGTTATCAGCTGAATCGCTGTTCCCACTCGCTATCGTCCATTCATTCCAAGCAAAGTTACCTTCAGAGGAACCCCACTCAGATTTAAATGTAACAGTCTGGCCAGAGACAGACGGAAAGCCCGACTCCATGCCCTGATAGTCTTTGTTAGAACTGGCCTGAAGGCCTGTCTGTGCAGCAGCTGCTGACGTTGAGCTATCACCAACACCAATATATGAATTGCCGTTAGTAAAAGCTGTTTCAGAAGCACCGATAAGAAGATTAAGAAGAGCAGTTATACCCTCATTAAGGAGAAGATTGTTCTCCACTTCAAGAACTTCATCGGGTGAACCGCCGGACTTATAGTCCTCAGTTTTATTCCACTTTTCACAAGTGGCTAATACGTTCCATGTTTTTGAATCAATAGTATCTTGCATAGTACCTCATTATAGTGGAGGGGCCGAAGCCCCTCCACCAAGTAGAGCACAACCTAAGCTGTGCGTGTTTCGCTGCGACCCTTGTGAGGTATCGCATGAAGTTTAACACCAACCGTGCAAGTTCCAGAACCTGAACGAGCAAAAGTTAAAACTCCTGCAAGATATGGTTTGTGGATAACTGCCTCAAGATAGACGACTTTATTGTCATCAGTATGAGCTACGGTATCAAAGCGTCCATATGAAACAGGATTGGTTCCTGATGAATCATCAGCTCCAATTATTTCAATGTCTGCCTGTGTAATATCCGAAGAAATCGCACCAAAAGTTGCGACTGCTACGACGTGACCGGGTCGGTCAACTTGTTTCCAAGATGCAGTAACGTTAGCTGCCTTAGCGCTAGAAGCGATAAGTTCAGTTGCGTTTGCATCTTCAATAGTTGTACCGGGACCGGGGGTTCTTGTTGCTTGTGCCATAATTACTCCTTAGGCGTTGGTAATTCCACCGTGGCGTACCACGCTGAATGAGTTGGCTACGACAACTCCGGGGTAACATTCAACTCGTCCCATGTGACCGGGGCTAGCTTCTGTTTCTCCGAAGTCTACAACGTCAAAGCTTCCACCGAGACCGAGAATACCGTAAACGTTTTCATCGGTTCCGAAAGCTATTGAATAGATGCTTGAGCAATCTGTCCCTCCATCTCCGGGATTTTCGTCAAAGTCAAGGATAGCTGCGCCATCTTTGTCATCGCCGATAATTCGGATTGGAACACCGTTGTAGGTTGATACCTGACGGCCGAGCATATCTTCTCCAACGTCCAGAAGGGTGAAGTACCCACTGGTGTTGCGAGCAAGGCTTGTTACCTTACGACGTAGCGTACGGTTCATTAGCAATGCATCTGGAGATGACTGGTTCCTTAAAAGGTCCATTGCCTCGTCCATCTTGGCTAGTGTCAATGCGCCACCAGTACCGTCTGTACCTAGAGTGTTACCGCTTTGATCAATGGTTTGGCCCAGACCATCGTCAATAAGAGCATTGATACCCTTAAAGTCTTTAGCTGTTCCAGTACCATCAAAGAAGTACTTGTCAAAGGTGCGAGACATTGCTTTCGCAAATTTTGCATACTGACGTGCTTTAGCACTGATTTGGTTCGCTTGTACACGAACAATATAGTTGTCTATGAATACTTCTCCACCGAGAATACTGCATCCGAAGAAACGTTCTGTATCCGTACCAAAGGTCCGGCTATAGTTTTCGTTTACATTACGGAAGGCAGGCGCTGGAAGAGTATCTTCAACGTTGACCTTGAGTGCGTTACCTTGTATGGCAGTGAAAGGTAGCATTTCTAAAATTGGTGATTCTTGTATAAGAGTCTCAACAACCCCAGCAGCTAACTGATCGTTACCGTACTTGGCAGACTCAAGGAGTGAAAGGCTCCCTGAAGCCATAATAATTACCTCATTGTATTGTAGGATTAATAGTTACTACTTAGTCTGTTTGGCTAGTGCTGCCTCAATGGAGTCAAGACCAAACAAAGATCTAGGATCTTTAACAGGAGCAGTGGTACCGCCTACCTGTGAAGCTTCCTTTACCCTTGCATGGGCTGCTACATCTGGGCCAGCTGGAACATCAAGAAAAGCTTCCACTTCTCTGTCAAGTTCTTCGCCTTCAAAGCCTTTGCGACTAAGCATTTGCCTAGCTAATTCAACCTGTTGGGCTTGGCGCTCACTGTGGAGCGTTTGAGCCGTTTCGGTCATTTCGCTAAGTTTTACACCTTTGAGATCATCTGGTTTAACTAATGAGAGTCCGTGCTCCTTAATAATAGCGTCTGCTTTAAGGCCGGATAATTCCCTTGTTAACTCATTTTTCTCTTTTAATGTATCCTCAAGCTTTTGCCTGAGGCTTGAGCCCGATTCCTCTACTTCTTGACCGTCGTCTTCGTCGTAAATACTCATGCTCTTCTCCTACGCCCCAATAGTTGTACGCTTGTTGTGCTGGGGGAAACAAAACAAGGATCTATAAGCACCCCATAGAGTGTGTACTAATAGCCGGTTCTACCCCTCTGAGTGAACCGTTTCCCCTCTTGCTGGGTGGCAAAGCCACCCCTTCTGGAGTACGCCTGTTCCATTGCCTGAGCTCTCTGGAGGAGATCAAGCTCTTCTCTTTGGCCCAACAAGGCCCCTTCTTCAAAGTCACTTTGACTAAATTCCTGAACCGCTCCCTGAGTGGCACGCTGAACAGCTCCCTGAATGGCTCCTCTGCTACTCGCAAACGTTCCATAAACAGCAGATGCCTTGGCACGGTCAACGCCTGCCTGTCGCAACCTCTCTGCCATTTCCTTATCAGGTGCAATGAGCCCTTGCTCAGTTGCAGCAGATCCCAACAAGGCATATTGAAAGGCATATGACAACTCACTAAAAGTCAAAGTTTCAGTAGTGCCCATATCAAGTGCGGCCACTAACTCAGTTGCCTGACTAATATCAGTATTCATAATACTCTGGACATCGTCCTTAAAGTCCTCGCTACCGCTCAGACTATTAACAGCATTTTTAATAGTTGTCTCTGCGATCCTCTTGTAATACGTTGGACTGTCCAGTGACCCAGTTGCAATGGCATCATTATAAGATTGTGCCAACCTCTGACCGTATTGCTTATCAACTACTGCTTGAAACAAATCATCAACAGACACATCAAGGCCTGCGTACACATAAAAAGCATCACGCAACTCCTGACTACCTGCCTCTAAATTCCTATACACAGTAGTTCTCTCACGGAGCACATCAGGGGTAACGCCTTGCTCAATGAAGCCAGCATAATCCATAGGATTATCAGTGGCCGCATCATAAAATCCGCTCTCAATTAACACAGTCCTGTAATCATTTTCCCTGTCCAAGTAGTCACGTTCGTTCCTAAAGACACCGAAATTCATTGCAGGAAAGCGCTCTTTATAAGGAGCACTTTCACGGATCCTTGCCACCATTTCCTCAGAAGAATCACCGTCAATGACACCCTGAGTGATAAGGTCAACGAGACCTATCTCTGCCGCCCAAGGATATAAACTGAGTACTTCATCTACTGCTGTTGCCATTTATCCAAATCCCATCAATCTTCCTATGGTGCCAAAGGCCTTAGAATACTCGTCCTGAGCATTGCCAGTGTTCTTCCATTCTTCTGTTTGTTTAAGTTCTTTCTTAAAATCGTGCATCGTAAGGTTTTCGCCCATTAGCATATTGCTAAAAGCACTGTCCCTAAACGTAGGAGAAGACTTCTCCATAAGGGCACCGTACTGAGTGGCATATGGCTGGGCCCAAGTATCAAAATCCACTCCCTCTGGTTTGTGCAACCACTTAGCAGCAGACACAGCTTCGGCCGTGGCCATCACATCTGCCATGGACCTTTCCCTCATGTATAACTGTTCGGCCACTTGGTCGGCCTGTTGATCAGAAAGCTCAACTCCCCACCTTTCATACTCCTCAATGACTGCCCTTCTATTATTAGAAATCTCATAGTCTTTAGTATTCTGAGCTATTTCCTCTTCATCTCTTTCCCTATTAACAGGAGAGTTCTCAATGCCCTCTGCCTCTGGGTAAATCCACTGATGAACTGCCTCTATCTGAGTATGCGAACCAGATGCAACGTTCTCTGCCCATTGAGCCAGCTCAGGATT